ATGCCCACCATATGCTTCTCTCTTATAATCTTTCATTCCAGTGAACCAATATCCAATTGGATCAAATATTAATGCCTTAATTCCATATTTTTCTCTACCCGAATAGAGTGATAGGAATAAATTTTTTAATCTTGGAATTCCCGATGCTTCCGATCCCCTCCAATCTGTAACATCAAGAGCATTAGTTCCATGATCTTTTGATGCATGACCTGCCCAAACAGGAGAATCTCCCTTTGGATTAAATCCTTTAGACTTAGCAAAATACTTATTTTCTGCTACAGAAAATCCTTGATTAACAATCCCTTTGCCAACAGTAATCACATTTCCAGATGCTCCAGTTGGTTGAGTTGATTTTGGTGGTGTTGGTTGTGGTGATTGTATCATTGATACTGGCGTTTTTCTTGCCTTTTCAACAATGTTTAATTCTTTTGAACTGAATCTTGCTCTACTTGCACTATCAAATGCCCAAGGTTGAATACCACTTTCCTGTATTAATTGTAGACCTGCTTTATCCTGAGTTTTTTCATCAAATTTATCCGAAGGTTTAATTACTCCAGACTTAACTATTCCCTTTAAGGTATCTGGAATTATTTGATATCTTCCGGCCGCAAATATTCCAACTTTATTTGGTCCACTATACCTATTATTTTCTGCCTGCCTCCGCATAATTTCACTAACAGTCATGTCAGTTAATTTTTTTCCAAGCAATCGTGGACTTTGAGAATCTCCAGAACCATAAATTCCATGACTACCTTCTCCGCCCTGATTCATTGCATTATAACCACCAGAACTTTCGGATTCATATTTTGCAATAATATTCAAGGCTTCTTTATGAACTCCCCCCATTTCACGGGAAGAACTTGGAGATTGTTTTTCTTCACCAGTAGTAGGGCCAGGTTGAGTATAATCAGTATTCAATTTTGGAACTTCCTCTTCCCCAGTACCCTCTCCAAGAGGTTTACTGAGCATATCAAATCCTTCTATGAATTGATCGTGCATTAAATCCAGATTAGTATTTAAATCATCCATCGCACCTTGAACTTTTTTTGATTGATCAGTAAAGTCAAAATGAGAAATATCATAATATACTCCAGAAAGAAGATCTCCAAAATTTACTAAAGTGTCCGTTATGTTCTTCATAAAGTCAGTCAATACACCAAAAAGAGATTTAATTCGAATAATTAAATCTTCAATTGCCGTCATGATTGTTGGTAAATTATAAAGTAACCAACCAATCAAAAGACTGGAGGAAAAATCCAATATTCTCTCAAGAAATCCCTTTGTACTATCACCAATAACTGATGCACTTCTTCTCATTGCACCACCAATTCCAGAAGCTTCGATTATACTTTCTTGATCCTTTCTTCGAATTGCTTCCTCTCTCATATTTGAAAGAACTTTATCTCTGGCAAAAGATTCTCGTTTTATTCGAGTTCTATTGAGAGTAACAGTTTTTATGGTATCGGAAGATTTCTTCAAATTTCCCAGTCCAGAATTGAGGGATTTCATCCCTTTGGACACATTAGTAATATTAATTGTTGGTGCAAATGTTGTTGCCATATTACAGTACTACATTATAATGAATTTGTGAGTATAATGTATAAAAATTATCAGGATTAGATGAAGGAATATTAGGAACATCGCTGGCCGCCCCAATAGACAATGGTTGCTTTTGTTGTTGTGAGGAAGAACTGGAAGGAGCATAAACAATATTTGGTTTTGGTTCAGGTTCTGGACCAATATTAAATGGAACAGTTTGCATTTTTGTTGTCTGTGCAGGTACTATATCTGGTGTAGAAGGTTTTGAAGAAGTTTTATTACTATCATTATCAGGCAATTTCATTTCTCTCCAATCATATCCCTTCGAGGTTGCCCAATCTTTTGCTTGTTGATGTTCCTCAGTACTCATTTTACTCCAGGCACTTTCTATTCTTCCTCTTGCCATAGGATTATTTTTATATTGCCATGCCTGTTCAAACTGTTTTACTTTTTCCTCATCTGGTGCTTTTGGAGTTTCTGTCGCTTTTGGAGTATCTAATTTTTTATCAGAATTTGGCGAATTGATCTGCAAATTACTTGCAGGAGGAGTCATAGAAGTTGATGGAGCAGGTTTATTTGATTCTGGTTGCGTTGTTTTAACTGGTGTAGGTGTCTTTTCCTTTTCTTTTTCTTTTGGTTTATCCACTCCCGTGAGAATATCAGATCCCTTTCCACCAAGAAGATAACCAAGAGCACCACCTCCAATCATAGCCGGAAATTTTGTCCATCCAGGAAATTTTGATCCTATTTTTATGCCAGCTTCGGATGCAAGAACACTCGATGTTGCTCCGGCAGCTGCCTGAGTCGTTGTCTGCCCTTCCTTCTTTCTTCCCATAAAGTCAAGTCCACCAAAAGCAACATTAACTAGTGGACCAGCAAATTTTCCAATTCCTTTAAGGGATTTAGTAATACCACCAAGAAATCCTTCTCCAGCACCTTTTGTAGCACCTTCAGCAGCTCCTTTTGTTGCGGCCGCCGCTTCTTTTGCACCATTACCAGTTACTACTTTTTTTGCACCTTTTACAAGACCTGCCATTCCTCCAAAAAGCTTTCCAAGTGTATTTGCAACTACAAATTTTCCAATTTTTCCGACAAGTTTAGTAATAGTTCCAATAACTTTACCTATACCAAAACTGATAATAGTAAATACGCCACCGGCAATCAATAATGTTTTAATTACAGAGTCTTTAATCTCATTTAGTTTTTTCTTATCACCATCCTGAAATGCCTTTAGAGTCTTAATTCCTTCAACAGTTAACCATCCACCAAGAAGTGTAAATACAAAACTCATTAAGTTATTAAAACCAAATGATATCTTATTACCAATACGCTTTACTGGTTCTGATAAGGCACTTTGAATTTTAGTTTCTAATAGATTTTCTTGTCCGCCCCGTGCTCCTGCTTCTGCTAATCTCTTTTGCTTTTCCTGTTCATAAAGATCTTTCTGCCTTTCTAATATACTCTCATTTGAAGTTATTTTTGCAACCGATTCTAATGTATCACTAATTCCATTCAATTGAACTCTAACACCATCTACTTGTGCCTGAAAATTTCCAATTTGTGTTAGATTGCCAAGAATTTGTGCATTAGTTTGTGATAATTGATTTACCTGTTTCTGAAGTGATGCTACCGCAGAAGTATTAGAATCTATTGAAGATTGAGTTTGTGCATCAACTTTATTGCCACCACCAAAAATATTCCCCGATACGGTAGTTTGATTAATACCTTGAATAGAACTGGAAAGTGGTGACGGTATAACTGCCATTAGGATTGTTGATTTTTAAGATTTTCTTCTTCAATATACTGCTGTAATAGTGTAATATAAACTTCCCTCTCCCACGGCATCATATTTTCTAACTCGGTCAAACTATATTTATGGTGCTGAATCAAAGAAAATGTTGTTCTATAATACGATGCCAAATCCGTGTGGGAGAGTGCTACACGAAAAAAGATGGAAGTCCTTCCAATACCACTTCACTCTCAATGCCAGTATTTGGATTTTTAATTTTAATATTATGAGAAAGTTTGGGCATCGTTTCAAAGAACTTTTCAATTTCTTTGAACTGTTTAGAATTTAACTGCTCCACAAATTCAGAAAGTTCTTTCTTAGAGCAATCACTTCCGACCCAAGATTCCTCTTCAGAATAAACTTGATCAATACATGTACAAATCAAATCAAATGATTCATTAATACCAATTCCCTCGTCACTATTAAAGTTATTTTTAATGAATTCTGACATAGAAGGATATTTCATTCTCATGGTCAAAATATCATCCAACTTAATATCTCTTGAATGTCCTTCTTGATCTTGTACCAGAATCTCATCTAGATTGATACTAACAGGAACTTTTGTTGTACCATCATCTGGACAAGTAATTAATACATCAACAGTCTCACCAACAGACTTACCACGAATATTCAAGAACAAATACTCAATGTCAAATGTGGCAAGATCATCAATCTTAATTCCTTTACTTAAAATGCAGTTAGAAATTACTGTCTTAACTGCATTTGCAATTTGCTTACTATCCTCACTCTCCATTGCAATGATGAGGATTTTTTCTTCTTTAACTAAAAATGGTCTATATCTAATCTTTTTCTTTAATGAGGGAATTTCCAACTCATAAATTGGAGTAGCAATCTTTGGTAAAGGCATAATATCCTATAGAATTCAGATGCTTTTATTTAGGATTCATTAGATTCATTACCTGAAGAAATTGCTCCAAAATTTCCACTTGTTCCGGTGATTCCACTATTCTGTGCAGAAGATCCTCCACCACCATCACCAAAAGAAAACCATCCACTGTTTCTAGCACTTTGGTCAGCACTTCCTCTTGGTCTTGGATCATCCAATCTTCCAGTACCTTCATTTCGATTTCTCCATAACATTTCATCTCTTCCGGTTGCAAGTCTATCTTGAGAATTTCCACTGGTATTTGCTTGAGTTGTATTTTGTGGTTGTTTATTATTATCCTTAGCAGAATTTATATCCACACTTCTTATAGAACCACAAACATACCTTTCATAACTAAATGATGCGGTTACGGTTAATACTTGAGAATCTGAATATGCGATTGATGGAGAATATATTGCGGTCGGAAATAATCCAAAGAAATTATATTCAATTTCATTTCTATAGTCCCGATCAAACTTTAAAATTTTAGTAGTATTTGTCTTATAATCTATCGGATATTTCATTCGGAAAAAATATCCCTCTCTACCAGCATTTACTCCAGATCCGCTGGCAATAAATTCTATCCAGTGCTCCAAAAATTTTAACATTCTATATTCCTTATCAACATAAAATGTTAAATCAATTGCCGTAAAAATTCTAGTATGCGCCATCTTTTCGGCGACTCCCGTAACATCACCAACAATATCCGCAGTTCCAAGAGAACTGCCTGGCAATGATGCGGAAGAACACAATAATCCAGCACTTTCTGCAACGAATCTTGAACTAACACCTCTCAAAGTCAAATAACTTTGAAGAGGTCTTGATAATCCACCAAAGTAAACTTGATAGTGACTGGTTTGTGCAAGATTTCCAAAGAGTGGTTTAATCTGAGATATCTTGCGAGGACGTGCTATGGACACTCTAAATACTCTTAAGGTCTTATGTACTGTATTTAGATGTCGTATAAAGGAAAATATCAACCAGATAATCCTAAAAAATACAAAGGTGATCCAACTAATATTATATACAGATCCTTATGGGAGCGCAAATTCATGAAATATTGTGATCTTAATGAAAATATTCTCGAATGGGGAAGTGAAGAAATTGCATTGCCATATAGATCTCCCATTGATAATAAGATTCATAGATATTTTCCAGATTTTTATATTAAAGTAAGAGAAAGTAGTGGTGAAATTAAAAAATGTATCATCGAAATTAAACCCAAAAAACAAACAATAGAACCAGTACCACAGAAAAGAAAAACGAAAGGATATATCTACGAAGTGGTTGAATATGCAAAGAATCAGGCAAAGTGGAAGGTAGCAGAAGAATGGTGTGCTGATAGGGGATATGAGTTTAAAATTCTCACAGAAGATCATTTAGGTATTAAGTAATGGCAAGAAAAGTAAGTAAAATTCCAAAAGGAAAAATTAAACCTCTTCTCACAAGTCAGAGAGAAAAACTTTCTGAGCAACAACAAAAATCCATACAAGAAGAGCAGACTTCGGAAACTTTAGAGCAATTAGAAGTACCTACTAAAAAATTAAATAGAATTCAAATGCTGGAAGAGGCAATTTTACAAGGAATTGATAGTGAAGATGAAATTATGTCAATTATTCAAAAAATATTTGACGACACCGAAAAATATCCAAGACCAGGAAATATATACACTTTTGTTTATACTGCAAAAACACCAGGAATTTTATACGATCAACATCCATTATTGATGGTTGAATCAATCGATTTATCAGGATTTAGGGGATATAATGTACATTGGTCAGATCATAGAAATTATGTTTGGGAAGGAGTTGGAAGTTCATTCCATAGAGTTCAAAGAGGTGAAGAATTTGATTATCTCCATGATGTACCATATATGAAAAAGATGTCAACATAGTCTAAATAGTTAGAAAATTCAAATGGCAGAATGTTTCAGATATCCAGCAAAAAGAATAACTGAGTCTGATGATTATCTGCAGATTCTTATCGTCAATTATGTACCTCCAAGTGTAAGTACCAATCCATCAAATCTTATTCAGAGAACTTCCACTCAGGCACTGGCGGATAGTGGAAATTTAACGAACTCCTTATATCAAATTCTTCTTCCCATGCCACAAGGAATTAGTGATAGTAATATGGTTGATTGGGGCGATGATAGTTTAAATCCATTAGCTGCGGGACTAGTTGGTGGGACACAACAGGCTATAGCAGGAGATCCTGAAAAAGGATTTAAAGATATTACATCAGCAATAAAAAATGTTGCCACAAGCGGAAATGGACAAGATTTAGTTACCAGTTATTTTGCAGCAAAGGCAGCCAATTCCCTTAATGCGAATGTAAGTGCAGAAGGTCTTCTTTCTAGATCAGAAGGTAAAATTCTGAATCCAAATATGGAACTACTCTTTAAGGGAGTACAGTTAAGATCATTTAATTTTACATTTAATATGTCACCAAGAGATGATGTGGAATCAAAATCCGTTAAAAGTATTATAAGAGCATTTAAAAAATCAATGGCGGCCAGAACCTCAAGTGGTGCCGGTGCTGGATTGTTTATCGATTCTCCAAATGTATTTCAATTGGAATATAGAAGTGGTGGCGAAAAACATCCATTTTTAAACTCATTCAAACCATGTGCCCTAACAAACATGGCAGTTGATTATACTGCATCTGGTGCTTATGCAACTTATGAAGATGCAACACCAGTTCATATGAAACTTACATTATCATTTCAAGAATTGAATCCAGTTTACTTTAGTGATTATGATGATTCAACAGATATCGGAGTTGGATACTAATGGGATACTTTAGAGAACTACCAGATTTAGAATATCAATCACCTTTTGTAGGCAGAAATTCTTCTGATGCTTATGTTCGTGCTAAAAATTTGTTTCGTAGAGTCAAACTTCGTGACGATTTGCACAATGTAGTTACTCTTTTTGACAAATATCAAATTACTGATGGTGCTCGTCCGGATACTGTGGCAGAAGAATTATATGGTAGAGCAGATTTGGATTGGGTCGTAATTTTAACTGCAGGAATTGTAAACGTAAGAAATGAATGGCCTCTATCGGATAGAGATATCTACCAATATGCAGAAGAACTTTATAAGGAAAATTTAAATTCGAATCATCATTATGAGACTAAAGAAGTTAGAGACTCCAGAGGTCGTCTGATTCTTCCTGCAGGTAATGTTGTTGATTCCAATTTTTCAATTCAAAATCCGGATGATTATAGGGCAACATTAAATCCGGTTACTGGTATCAGTAATTACGAATATGAGGTAATTAAAAATAATAAGAAAAGATCAATTTATATCTTAAAAAAGGCATATCTCCAACAGTATCTGAATGATATGAGAAGAATTATGTATTATGACAAATCTTCTCAATATGTCAATAAAACTTTAATTCGTACTGAAAATACTAGAGTCACGATGCCATAAAAAAGGGGAGGTTTCCCTCCCCATTTCCGTTATTCTGCCAACTTTGCGAAGTAACTTAGAGTATCATCATCTTCTTCATCATAAGAAGAAGACTTGGTGGGAGCAAGATTCTTCAACTGAGTACGAAGATCTTCTTCAAGATCACTTTCCGAACCTCGTGAAGTTTCCTCTTCATCAGCAACCTCAGAGTCTTGACGACGAGTACTCTTGTTACCAAGAACATAATCAAGACGCTTCTTCAGTTCATCATAAGACTTAAACTGATCGGAAGCAACAAGTTCTGCAAGAGAATATTGCTTCTTCCAGATTGCTTCCATTGCATCGTCATCATCCAACAAAGATCCTTGTGAGGAAAACTCTGAAGAATCGTAGTTACGATAACCGGCAACATTCTTTGCCTTCAGTTTGAAGTTAGCACCTTGCCAGAAATCAAAAGGATCGATTGCTTGCTCATCCTCAAACTCTGGTTGCATCGCTGCCGTGATCTTATCAAAGATTTTCTTACCGAACTTATAAAGGAAGACCTTACCTTCATTATCAGGATTAGCAGGATCTTTGACCACGTAGATGTTAGCAACATAAGTTAGCTTACGCTTCTGCTTACGGGCAATTTCCTTACCAGCATCTGTACCATTATTCCATAGTTCAGAATTCATTTCCGAAACTGGATCCTTCTGATTCAGAGTGGTTAAACTGTTTTCAATGTACCAACCACCAGAACCTTGGAAGGCATGAGAATACAGTTTTACAAACGGCAGATCTTCGCCGTTAGGTGCGGGAAGGAAACGAATGACGGCATAACCATTACCACTCTTATCACATTCAAGTTTCCATAGACGATCATCACCAGATGATGTGGTATTATTCATTTTTTCGACTTCCTTGACTAGTTTTGCGGTCAGGGAACCAAGTTTGGATTGTTTCTTAAGATCAGAAAAAGACATTTGGATTAGTTGTGTAAATTGGATTTGTTGTATTTACTTAGATATTATAACAAAAATAGTATTACTTGTCAATGAACTTTTTGAGAGATTCTATTGTTTTATTAATACTATTAAAAAGCAAATTCATATCTGTATCGGGAGGAAATCCCATCAGAGTAACTGATTTACGCAGATTTTCTTTCATTTCAACCGCTTGTGGGTCATCTGAAAGGGACAAACGTGTATACATTACACGTTGCTTTTCTAGCAACTGAGTCAGTTTTTCAATATGTTCCAGTTTATCTTCACGAGTCATAGTACCAAACGACAAAATACTTCCATAAATGGATTTTTGAAGATCATTGATTTCTTCAAGTTCATCCTGAATTAATTCAGAATCAAAGAATTTACTCATTTATAATGTCCCGTAAAAGTTTTTTGTACTGGAATATGTCTGTATTTATTTTATCACATATTATAAAAATAGTCAATTTATACAATAAAATCGGGACTTACGCAAGTCAAATACCCCTACCCGACTTTGCTGCCCAATATTATGAAATAATGTCCCTTAATATTTTTTTGTAATTAAAAATGTCTACTTGTATAAAGGGTTTGTATTTCTTGATTTTTAAGCTTACAGTTTCCCAAACTGGGTCTAGTAGTTTCTTATCAAACACATTCCCGAACATAAAGATTATATCATAAATCACCAGAGTTTCAATACCAATCTTCCCACTCAGGAATTTTTTTAGAATTGGTGGATGACCTTTCGAACAATTGAATGCATCTTCTAATTTTATTTCCGAGAACAATTCTTCCGATTGTTCTTTGAACAAGTAAGTCAAACTCTGCTGTCGTTTCATCCACTCGACGTATGTTTTTTCTCCGGAATTTATAATTTCTCCAATCCATATGTTTTGTGGGTTATCTGTGGCAACAAAATTTGATACAAGAAAATCAACAATTTCCTTATCAGAATATTTCCTTGAAGATTTCTCGAAAAAATATTTATCTTTGCGTTTGTTAAAAGAAGTCAGAGTTGCTCTGGACTTTCCACCATACTTAAAGAAATCATATTTTGGATTCGTGAAATGACTTTTGAGAGAAAGATAATGTTGATAGGTCTCAAAAGGACTCATAGGGGAAGTTTTGCTCTCGAAGTTTTCTTCATGAAATTTAAATTAATAGCATCATATTTCAACCGCTCTTTAAGGGGTTTAGATATAAGTTTAGTAATAGAATCAACTTCAATACCATTAATTTCACAATAATGACAAATGGCATCAATATAGTTCATATTTTCTTCTGCAACAATTTTTTCCACTTCTAAAGAAAACTTGGAGGGAGTCAGAAACTTATCCTCTATTGCTTGTTCTAATTCTTTATTTGGTTCCATAATGCTCAAGTTTATCTCCAACAAATTTTCTAATATATTGGACGAGCAATTTAAGGTACTTTGCTTTGTCGTATTCTTCATAAACTACACATTCTCCATTTTCACATGACATGATGATAACAAATTTTTTGACTGGTATCTCAGTCAGTTCATAAAGCATGGCCGCATAAGCACAGCACTGAACAAAATAATGATCAATCCACTCGCGTGGTTTTGGTTTTTTGGAAGTCTTGAAGTCAATGATCGCTAATTCGCCATTATATTCGGCAATACAATCAACTGTACCAGCAATACCTAATTGCTTACTATATAGGGAACCTTCAAGAGAATAGATATTATTTATATTCTTGAGAGTTGATTTTGCAATATTAAACAGAAACTCTGAGATTGGAAGAATGTCCGTAGGAAGATCTTCATTTTTCAGAAAATACTCAGTAAGAGTATGCATATCCGTACCACGACTTGTTGCAAGTTTTGTGATACGGTCTGCTTCCTGATCACCAACTTTCTTCCGCCACTTCACAAAGATTTCTTTATTGAAATGACTTGTAACAGAAGTGATGGAAAAAAGTTTTAGAATCTCATCTTCATCAGGAACTTTATAATATCGAATACCATCTATAGTCTCCCGTTCAAGTTTTGGGAGAGTCAAATCAACATGATTGAACATTAAAATCCTGCTTCAATTTTCGCAATGATGTATTCTTTGACAAGTCCAGAACGAACAATATCATCAACACCAAACTCTATTATATCAATAGATGGCATTTTACGCAAGATGCTTATGAAATCAATAATTCCATTGCGTTCATTAGTCTTCTGTAGATCGGACTGAGTAGCATCTCCACAAAACATAATCTTAGAGTTCTCACCAACACGGGTAATAATTGAATCCAACTCATGTGCCGTACAGTTTTGAAATTCATCTACAATCACAATCGAGTTATCAAGTGTGGTGCCTCTTAAGAATGAGGTGCTCCAGAACTTAATAGTTTCCTGAGATTTAAGATTACCATAGAGCATCTCAAAATCAACATCGGAAGGCATCTGAAACATATACTTCACCATATTCTTATAAGGAATCTGATAAATGTCAGATTTGTCATCATAAGAACCGGGAAGGAAACCAATTTCTCTGGTGGCAACTAAAGAACGAACCAGATATATTTTTTCATAAGGTGTTCTTTCATCAAGAACTTCACGAAGAGCATTATAGAGTGTTATGAAAGTTTTGCCGGTTCCTGCACATCCATAGGCAACTAAATGTTTACCTTCAGCATATGCATCAAAAAATTTTTCTTGATTCTCAGTTTTTGGTTCAATATCTAGTAAATAGTCATTTCCAAGTGCTTTTTTTCGTTTTGTCTGACGGGATGCAATATCTCCACCAGGTTGCGGATCATTAGCCCTTTTTCTTCTTGACATGTTAGATTTTTTTGACTGTGGATTTAGGTGCTTTACTTGCATTATCTAAAACAGTATTCCATGAGGGATGCTTAGAGATCAACTTATTTCGCCAATCTCCAACCTCTCCTGGAGTCGCACATCCCTGACTCCAATCTCTTGACCATTCAGGATTGTCGTTATACCACTGCGTGATATCATGAACGCTCATTTCAATCACTTTCGTCTCACCTGTTTCTATATGCCTGATCGGATAAATTGCCATTTGTCAAAATAATGTATATGATTATTTATTGCATCCATTCAAGAGCAGATGAAATAGTTGGAAATTGCTCTACAAATATATTCTTACAAAGATTTGCAATCTCCATGTGCTCGGATTGAGTTCCGTGCCCCGCTCTAAGGTCGATATAATGAATCCAGGAGCGAATACTCCCACTCATATAAAGACGTGTCATAGTCGCTTGTGGAAGCACGAAACGAGCACATTCTTTGGCAACACCCTGAGCAAGAAGAAGATTGTAAATATTCAAACTCTCTTCAAAATGCTTTTTGATCATCAAACTCATAGTTTCTTTTAGATCACTTCCAAGATCATCTGTACTATTTTGTCTATTTTTTGTATCTTGTCTCCGCAAATCAGGTATAGGAATTTCAAGTTGAAGTTCTGTACTATCGGCATACCTCTGACTGAATTGCTGA